TTTTTTGGTGATCCTTACTTTGTAACAGTGGGTCCAGGAAGATATAAAATATCTTTATCAAAACCTTTTGGTTCAAATGTACAACCTGAATATTTGCTAAATAAAAATGGCGGTTACTTTATCGTAGATCTTAATAAGATTAAAGGAGATCTAGGAACAGTAAATAAATAATGTCATTCTTTTTTGAAGAAGAAAAATCTACTAATGTTTTACTAGAACCTAAAGAAAATTTTTACGCAAAAAAAGAAGCTCCTCCTGAACAAGAACAATTAGGTGGTGTTGAAGCTAGAGCTAAAGGAAGAGAAGAATACTTTACAGCAAAAGAATATTTAGAAAACTACAACGCATCAAGACAATCCTTTGATAAATCTAAATCAGAAGTATCTGAGCTTAATAATCTTGATAATGCCTGGAGCGAAATCACTGATATTATGATTAAAAATAATGTTCAGTTTGATAATCCAATGCCGGATCTAGATTTTTATAAAACAGAATTTGGATTAGAAGGTTATGAAACAAGACACGAAAGAGTTACTAGAGCTTTAACATTATTACAAGAAGAGCAAAACAAAAATGAAAATTTAAAACTAGAATTAGAAAATAAATCATTAAATAATTTAGATGCTATTCTAAAAAAGATTAGTGTTGATGCAAAAGACTCTGAAGCATACGCAAATGAACTTTTTGAAAATACAAACTTTTCTGGTAAAGTAGGTAACCTTGCAGGAAACGCAGTTAGTTATTTAAGAGAACCAAGTGTGTTTACTACACTACCACTTGGTATGACTTATGGTTTTGGAAAAACAGCATTAGGAACACTTTTAAAAACAGCATATTATGAAACAGTTTTAGGAGCAGGATCTGAAGCATCAAGACAATTAAATGTTCAACCTTATAGAGAAAAATTAGGATTTGAAGGAACAGGTTTTGAAGCTGGAGCTAAAGAAGTTGCTTACTCTGCAATTTTTGCTGCAGGTATTGGTGGTGTATTAAACACAAGTATTTTTGGAATATCTAAACTATTTGCAAATGCCACACCTGATATGCAAGTAAAAATGATTGCTAAAATTCAAAATAATATTGAAAATTTAACTGATGAAGATTCTTTAAAAATTTATAAAGAAAACTTTCCAGAACAATTTAAAACAAAAGACACTGATGCTGCGGCTGAATTTATAGAAAATAGAGTTTTTGAAGAAAAACAAAATCCAATGGTGGATAATGTTAGAAGTAGAGATTTACATAATGAAAGAGCTGCAGAAGCAACTTTAAAATTATTAAATGATGAACCAATTACAATACCTGATGAATTACCACAAAAATTAAAATTTGAAGATATTCTTAAAGGAGCATCTATAGAAGAATTTAATATTAATAAATTAACAACAGACGCAAAGACTTTTCAATATAAATCAGAAACAAATGAATTTGGTATATCTCAAAAACTTATGGATGTTACCAAGTGGGATCAGCCAAGCGCAAGCACTCTTTTAGTTTATGAGTTTAAAGATGGTAGATTAGCAGTCGTTGATGGACATCAACGATTTGGATTAGCAAAAAAATTAATAGATCAAAAACCTAGATTATATGGATATAGAATTAAAGAAGTAGATGGTTATGTACCAGATCATGCAATGCTTCAGGGTGTAGCAATTAATCTAAGACAAGGAACAGGTACTGCTATTGATGCCGCTAAAATGATGCGTGTTAAAAATTTTGATATTAATGCAATCATGGCAAGTATGCCAGTTAAATCAGAAATAGTTAAAGTTGCACAAGGTTTAACAAAATTATCTAACGATTCATTCTCAATGGTAGTTAATAAATTTATTGATTACAAAGTAGCATCTAGAGTTGGTGAATTATTACCTGATAAAGAATTGCATGCATCTGCATTAACAATATTAAAAAAACAAAAATTTGATAATATGCAGCAAGTAGATCTTATTCTTAAACAGATTAGAGAAACTCCTTCTGTTAAAATGAAGGAACAAACATTGTTTGGAGTTGAAGAATTTAAGCAATCTTTAATTGTTGAAAAATCAATATTATTAACAAACTTTGCAAAAAGCACAAAAGACAAGAAAAAGTTATTCTCACTTGTTGTAAGTAAAGATGAATTATTGACTTCTGCCGGCAATAAGCTAGATAATATTAATAACGAAAAAATATTAACACAAAATGCGAAGATCCAAGAAAAAATTGAAATCCTTGCAACCAGAGTTGGACAACTCTCTACAGATCTCACAGAAGCAGCCAGACTCTACCAAGCAGGAAACAAAGCAGAAGCAAGAAAATACTTCGCCGACGCTGTCGATCGAGCAGCAGAAAGAGGCGATTTTGATGGGATCAATGTTAGCGGATCACCAGACAATAATGCAATTAAAACTGAAATACAAACAAGCACTGCAGGAAGCAGACCAGAATCAGAAAACATAAGTAATAAGTTATTTGACGAACCAGGTGGAAAAGGTTCAGTTGAGCAAAGTCAATCATTAAAAAACGAAATATTATTAGATACAGAAGTTCCTCCTGCTAAACCTACACAAACAGATTTAACTAATTCTTTAAGTGCAGAAAATAAAGTTCTTAATTTAGAAGAACAAAGAATGGTTAATGATATTGAGCAAAGAATAAATTCAGGCGCTGCAACAAAACAAGATGTTATTGATATTGAAAACAGTAATCTAGTTAAAAAAATAATAGAAGATCAAGATGCCTATTATGAAATTAATCGTACTGATATTGAACCTAATTTTATTAATGGAAGATTTACAGAAGAATACTTAAATAATAAAATTTATAAATTGGGACAAGATGAATACAAAGGAATAGAGACAGTATTAAATGCTGTATATAAAACAGGATCTGAAACAAAAGATCGTATTGCTGTAATTATAACAGGAGTACCTGCTTCTGGGAAATCAAAATTTACAAATGAAGTTAAAGACGTTACTAAAGGAATGGTAATTGATTCTGATGATTATAAAAAATTAATACCTGAGTATAAAAATGGTATTGGCACATCATCAGTACACAATGAAAGTAAAGAGTTCTTTAAAAGAATGTTAAAAAAAACCATTACTAATGGAGATAATATTATTATTCCAACACTTGGAAAGAACGAAGAACCATTAACTAAAATAATTAATTCTTTAAAAAGCAAAGGATATGGAATTGCCATGATAAGAGTTGATGTTCCTCTTGCTGTTGCCGAGTTAAGAAACATTAAAAGAGCTATAAAAACAGGCAGATATGTTGATAGTCAAATCATTACAAAAGAAGTTGATAATAATATTAAAACAATTTACAATAAACTAACAAAGGAACAAATAAATGTCAGAGCTGAAATTGATGGCACAGTTGAAGACACCATCAGATACATTAGTGGATCAAAAGAAGAAATTGCACAAAATTTACGAAGATGGAGAGAATTACGAGCTGAAGCTCCTGAGAGAGCTGGAGCAGGAATTGTTACTAGAGAAGAACCTGTAGCTACATTAGGCGACGATACTGCAAATATTCTAGATCAAGAATTTTCATTAAGCACTAAATTAGATGATTTTAATGAAATTGTTCCAGAATTAAAAACTATGAGACAAATTCTTGATGAAGAAAATCAAACTAATTTATTTATTAACAGATTGGCAGACTGCGTATGAGTTATAAAGATTGTATTACAAATGGTATTGCAGAAGGTAATGTTACCAAAAATCAAGCTGATGAACAGATAAAGTTATTTGATGAAAAGGTAGAAGAATATTTAGCTAAAGGAATGTCGCAAGCCGATGCTGAAAAACAAGCAGCTAAAGACTCATTTGATATTTTTAAATATGAAGCAGCATATAAAAAACGTATAGAATTATTAACTCTTAAAGCTCAACAACCAATATTAAAACATTTTAAAACATACAGAAATATGAATGGAGAAGTAGATTATGGAAATGCTGGTATTTCTATTTTATCTCCTGATGACTATTCACCATACGTTACTGTAGAAAACCAAGTTAAGGTTATTAAGGGACAAGCTCATAAAATATTAGTTGATGTATTAGATACATTTAAACCTGGCATTGGTGGTTATACAAGAAATAAAGCTACACTAACTATGTTAGTTAGAGAAATTATTGAACCTGGTTCAACTACAAATCAAGCAGCAAAAGAAATGGCAGAAGCATGGAAAGCATCTTCTGAATTTTTAAGATTAGAATTTAATAAATATGGTGGAAGAATACCATCTAGAAAAGATTGGGGACTACCACAAATACATGACACTTTAGCAATTAGAAAAACAAATAAAGAAGATTGGATTACTTATACTATGGATAGATTAGATCTTACTAAAATGATTAATGAAAAAACCAAACTTCCATTTAATGAAAAGACTTTAAGATTAGCATTATCAGATGTTTATGAAACAATAACTAATGAAGGTTTTAATAAAGTTAAAGCTACACAAAGAACTTTTGGAAGTAATCTTGCATCACGTTCTACAGATCATAGATTTTTAGTTTTTAAAAATGCTCAGTCTTGGATTGAATATCAAAATAGATTTGGAAATAATAATGCATTCCAAGTAATGATGGATCACATTAATAAAATGTCTAGAGATATTGCATTAATGAAAGTGTTGGGACCCAATCCTGATGCAACTATTGCATACATGACTACTCTTATTAAAAAACAAGCTCAAATAGATGTTACAAAACAAGTAAGACTTCCTGTTGCTAAACAACAATTAGAAGAAGCAAAAGCATTACTTGCTAAATCTACTGATCCTGTTGAAATTGAAAAACTTAATAGACAAGTAAGTCAATATGCTCAAGATATTGCTGATGCTGAAAAATTTAACAGAAAATCAATAGCTCAATTCTTTGGTTCATTAGAAGAAGATAGAGCTAATACTAAAATAGAATTAATTAAAAATTTATATGGTTATCATAAAGGTGCTTTAACAAACCCAGTTGATGGGTTTGTAGCAAGATCTTTAGCAGGATTAAGACATATATTAACATCAGCTCAATTAGGATCTGCATCAGTTCTTGCATTAACAGACTTTAACTGGAGTAGAGCTGCTTCAGCTCATATTGGTTTACCTCAACACAGAACAGCACAAAATAGTGTTAAATTATTATTTGATCCACTTGATAAAAAAGGTAAAGCAAAACTTGCAATTAGACTTGGTTTAGTTGCTGAACATTGGAGTACAGTAGCATCTGCATCTGCAAGATTTCTTGGAGAAATAGAAGCTCCACAAGTTGCAAAAAGAATATCAGATTCAGTTTTAAGAATATCTGGTTTATCACATTTAACTCAAGCAGGTAGATGGAGTTTTGGTATGGAGCTTATGGGGTTCTGGGCTGAAAATATTGGTAAAACATTTAAAGAGTTACCTGAACCAATGCAAAAAACATTTTTACGTTATGGAATAAATGATGGATCATGGAATATTATTCGTCAAACAAAATTATATGATGCAGGAATTGACGACGTTAATTATGCAAATAAAGGCGCAACATTTTTAAGACCCGATGATATAAGAACCAGAACTGATTTAACAGAAAGTTTAAGAGAAGATCTTACAACTAGATTAATGGAATTAGTTGTTAATGAAACTGAATTTGCAATACCGGCAACTTCTGCAAGAGGTAAAGTTGCTTTATTTGGTAATCAAAGATCAGGAACTATTGGTGGTGAATTAATTAATTCTGTTGCAATGTATAAAAACTTTCCAATAACATTTGCTTATACTCATTTAAGAAGAGGTTTTACTCAAACTAACTTAACCGGTAAAATGAAATATGTAGTTCCTTTAATTATTTCAGGAACAATTATGGGAGCTTTAGCTTATGAGCTTGGAGAAATAACAAAAGGTAGAGATGTTACTTCTGCAGAAAAAATACAGGAACCTAGTTACTGGTTAAGAGCAATGATTAAAGGTGGAGGTTTAGGTATATTTGGAGATTTTATAACTGCATCACAAAATCAATATGGCAGAAATTTATCTTCAACAATTCTAGGCGCGCCTGCTGGGTTCTTTGAAGATGTTGCAAAACTTACTTTTGGAAATATTATTAATTTAGCATCAGGTGAAGAAACTACTTATGGAAGAGATGTAAGTGATTTTTTAAGACAATACACTCCTGGAGCAAGTTTATGGTATGCCAGACTAGCTTTAGAAAGATTAATCTTTGATAATATACAAAAAATGATTGATCCTAAATTTAATGATAGAATTATTAGACGAATTAATAAATACAGGGATGAACAAGATAAAGAATATTTTTGGAAGCCAGGAGAGAGTTTTCCTGAAAGAACACCAAAAATTAATATATTTGAATAAATAAGATAGACATTAACGATTGAATTTAATATAGGGAATTATGACAATATCATCAACTACAGTTAAAGTTAGTTATTCAGGCAATGGATCAACTACAGTATTTGCATATACATTTAAAATATTAGATGATGATGAAATTCAGGTTATTATTCGTACCTCTGATGGAACTGAAACAATAAAAACTAAAACAACTCATTATACAGTATCTGGTGTTGGTAGTGCCGGAGGTGGTAACATTACATTCTTAACAGCTCCTGTTACTGGACAGACTGTTGTTTTAAAAAGAAATACAACAAAGACACAAGAAACAGATTATGTAGCAAACGATCCATTTCCAGCTAATTCACACGAAGAAGCTCTAGATAGAGTTACGATGATAGCTCAAGAAATTCAAGAAGAATTACAAAGATCAATTAAGTTATCTAAAACAAATACAATGACATCTACAGAGTTTAATGTAGGTGCTGCAGATCGTGCTAATAAGATTTTAGCATTTGATACTAATGGAGAAATATCAGTTACTCAAGAACTTGGAACTAATAGAGGTAACTGGAGTTCTGGTGTTACTTTTAATGCTAGGGATATTGTAAAAGATTCATCTAACAATAACGTATATCTTTGTAATACAACTCACACATCTACAGGTACAACTCCAATTAGTTCTAATGCTGATGTAGCTAAATGGGATTTAATTGTTGATGCAGCTGCTGCAACGAATGCTGCTAATAATGCTTCTAACCATGCATCTAACTCTTCAAACTTTGCTAACAATAGTTCTAATTCTGCAAACACATCTGCAAATCATTCTGCAAATAGTTCTAATTTTGCAAACAATGCTTCAAATTCTGCTAATACTGCATCAACATATTTAGCTGATGTAAGTGCTAATGCTAATGCTGCAGTAAATGCTGCTAGCAATGCTTCTAACTTTGCAAATAATTCTAGTAACAGTGCAAACTCAGCATCAAATCATTCTAGTAACTCAAGTAATTTTGCAAATAATTCTAGTAATAGTGCTAACACATCAGCTAACCACGCATCAAATTCTAGCAACTTTGCTAACAATAGTTCTAATAGTGCAAATGCTTCTAGTAATCATTCTGCCAATTCATCTAACTTTGCAAACAACAGTTCAAACCATGCGGCAAACAGTTCAAACTTTGCCAATGCTTCTAGCAATCATGCAAGTAATTCATCTAATCATTCTGCTAACTCTAGTAACTTCGCTAATACATCTAGCAACCATGCAGCTAACTCTAGTAACTTTTCTAACAATTCTAGTAACTTTGCTAACACTGCTAGTAATGCAGCTAATGCGGCAAACAGTGCAAGAGATGCTGCTCTAGCCGCAACAGATAGTTTTGATGATACATATTTAGGTGCTAAAGCAAATGATCCATCAGTAGATAATGATGGTGATCCTTTAAATGCTGGTGATCTTTACTTTAACACAACATCTAGTGTATTGAAATATTATACAGGTTCTGCTTGGTTAAATGTAGAGGCTACTGATACAAGTACTTTTGCAACAAAAGGTTTTTCAATCGCTATGGCTATTGCCTTGTAGTTGAAAATAATATAGGAAATTAAATATGGCACAAAATTTTAGAAGATACACAAGTAACAATGTAGGAGCTTCTGCTGCTACAATCTTTACTGCAAACTCATACGATACATTAGTTGGAATATATATTGCAAACGTAACAGCATCTGGTGTTATTGCATCAGTTTATATTAACGATGGAACAAACGATATTCATTTAGTAAAAGACGCACCTATACCTGCTGGTTCTGCTCTACAAATTTTAGATGGTGGATCAAAAATAGTAGTTCAATCTGGTGATGCACTAAAAGTTATTTCTGATACTGCAAGTTCATTAGATGTTTGGGTTTCAGCAGTTGACGATATAAGTTCATAATAGGAAATTTACATGGGTTACTTAGGATATAAACCAGCTGATAAACCTTTAACAGCTGCGGATATAACAGATAGCATTATAACATCTGCAAAGATTGTAGATGGTACTATTGTTAATGCAGATATAAGTGCATCAGCTGCAATATCAGGAAGCAAATTATCTGGTGCAGGTTTTTCTGGTGCTACAACAACTTCTTCTGCTGTTGATATAACATTAACAAGTGCTTCTACTCAGGTTCAGAATATAACAATGACTGCCGCAGATAAAGCAGTTATTCTTCCTGATGCTACAACTTTAACAACAAAAGGAAGTCCAATCCTTTATATAAGAAATAATGGTACAACTACTTTTGAAGTAAAAGTAAATTCTGGATTTATTTTAGCAACATTAAAAGCAAGTCAAGCTATTTCATTAATATTAGTTGATAACTCAACAACTGATGGTAGCTGGAGAAATAATATTTTTTCTTTAACTGGTGATGCTGGTTCAGGTAATGTACACTCTGTTGGAAATTTCTTATATACACCACCTACTTTAGTTAAATCTGGTACAACAGGTTCAACTGGTTTGACTCATGTATATAGTCATAATGGTTCAGGAGATAATGGAATTAGTGCTAGTAAAATATCAACAAGTTCTGCTATTGTTTGTTATCATAATGGAACATCTAATAGAGATATTTATGCTGTTGTAGTTTCTTATTCAGGAACAACCATAACAGTAAATTCAGAAGTATTATTATATAATGGTTCATCAACTGCAGCTACTGGAAGTCAAATTCTTATGCTTACAGCAACTGAAGGATTATTATTTGTAACAAGAGCATCAAATAATGTTGCAGTACCTTTTACAATTTCAGGAACAACTATAACAGCAGGTACAGCTAGTTCAACTTTCGGAACTGGAACTAGCACTACTAATGATAAACAACTTGGAAATGCTATTGCTATGGATTCTACAATAGCTTTAATTCCTGATAGAAACTCTACAACTACTGCAACTTGGACTTTAAGAACAATAACACATAATGGGGCTTCAGCACCAACTATCGGAACAGCATCATCAGCTATAACTACAGGAAATACATATTTTGTACCTAGTTTAGCAAAAATAGATTCAACAAATGCTTTTGCTTCTTACCAAGTAGCAAGCACAAGTTATACAGTAGCAAGAGTTATAACTATTAGTGGTTCATCAGCTCCAACATTACAAACAGCAAACACAAGTGCTGCTGCAAATTATAGTTTTTCTCAAAAATCAGTTAGAATATCTAGTACAGAATTTATAGTTGTGGGACATACTGGAAATATGAATTATACTGTTTCTGGAACAAGTGTAACTTATGTAGGTGGTAGTCGTTATAAATTTAGCAACAGACAAGTTGTTTTAGGTGATGATTGGTTACATCTTACTTATCCTTTTAATAATGGAAGTTATGCTATTGCACAAGGAAGATATAACTTTATTAGATTATATGCTAGCGATTTAGATGTTGCTGAATCTTTGCCAAGACCAAATATATTAATTTTAAAAAAAGATGGAAATTTTATGGAAGTTTCTGGCATAGCTTCATGTTCTCAAACTTTTACTCATGGTACTGGTGCTATGGTAACTTCTGCTTGTTGTTTTGTAGAATTAGATACAAATATTTTACTTGGTGTTACCAATAATAGCTATCCTGAGTACAGTGGTTTTTATACTTCAACAATAAATATTAATGCAACAATTTTAAAATACGTAGGAGCATAAATGAAAAAAATATTAGTAGATAATAATGGTGGAATATTCGGTGTGTTCAATAATGTTGAACAAGTAGCAAATGGTTATATTTGTGATGGTGCTTCTTACCAAACAATAGTTACTGGAGAAGTTACAGTTGAGGAAGTTGCTGATGATTACACAATACCACAACCTGATGTTATTGAGATTATACCACCTGCTAAACCTACTTTAGAAGATTTACAAAAACAAATAGAAGAATTACAAAAAAAGGTTAATATAGAATAATGCCACTAACAAGAATACAATCACTAGGAATAACTGATGGCACAATAGTTAATGCCGATATTAATGCTAGTGCTGCTATAGCTTCTACTAAGCTATCTGGAATAACTTCCGAAGTTAAAGCTTGGGTTAATTTTAATGGTACTGGGACTCCTGCTATAAGAGCAAGTTTAAATGTATCTTCTATTACTGATGTTGCAACTGGAGTTTATACAGTTAATATAACTACTGCTTTAACTGATGCGAATTATTCTGTTGTGATAACTGGTCAAGCTACATCAGGAGTATCAGATAATGGTGCTGCTTATATTGCAAACCAAGCTAGTGCAGATACATTAACAACAACATCATTTCCAATTAGAACAGGAGTATCAAATGCCTTTGGTGCTGTAGATTTACCTACAATATGTGCTTCGGTATTTCGTTAAAATAATAAAAATTATGAATAAAAGAATAATATATAAAAACCCAGATAACTCAGTAAGCATCATTGTACCTAGTGCAGAATATCTTGAAACGCATACTATTGAAGAACTTGCACTTAAAGATGTACCTGCAAATACACCTTATAAAATAGTTGATGTATCTGAAATACCAACTGACAGAACATTTAGAAACGCATGGGAGTATGTAGAATGATTACAATTAATTTTGACAAAGCTAAACAAATTACTAAAGAAAGATTACGTCAAGAACGTAAACCTTTATTAGAACAACAAGATGTTTTATTTCAACGTAGTTTAGAAAATAATTCTGACACTTCTGCAATTATAGTTGAAAAACAAAGATTAAGAGATATTACTAATTTAGTTGATGATGCTTTAACTTTAGAACAACTTAAACAATTAACTGTAAATAACTAATGGCATATATCGGCAAACAACCAGTTGTAGGAAACTTTGTAAAGCTAGATGCTATTACAACATCCGCTACAGCTACATACAATTTATTAAATGGTGGAGTTGCTTATTTTCCACAAACTGCAAACAACTGTATCGTATCTTTAAATGGTGTTATTCAATCGCCAACTTCAGCTTATACAATATCAGGTTCAACAATAGTATTCTCAGATGCTTTAACTGCTTCTGACTCAATAGATTTTATTTTAGTATTAGGTGATGTATTAAACATAGGTACTCCTAGTGATGCAACAGTATCACTAGCTAAACTAACAGCTACTGGTACTAAAGATGCTACAACATTTTTAAGAGGTGATAATACTTTTAATGTCCCAGCAGGAAGTAAATTTGGAACAGCTTTACTTCATGTAAGAGATGAAAAAACAGCTAATACTGCTGGTGGAACATTTACATCTGGTGCTTGGCAAACAAGAACTTTAAATACTTCTATGACTAATGAAATTAGTGGTGCTTCTTTATCATCAAATCAAATTACTTTACCAAGCGGTACTTATTATATTTATGCTTCAGCACCAGCTTGGGATCTTGGAAAACATAAATTAAAATTAAGAAATACATCAGATAGTTCAGATACTTTAATAGGTACTTCTGAAGTTGCTCAATTTGATTATTTTGCTCAAACTAGAAGTTTTCTTTCTGGTAGATTTACAATAGCTTCACAAAAAACTTTTGAATTACAACATAGATCAGAACAAACACAAACTACTGATGGCTTTGGTTATCCTTCTAATTTTTCAGTAGTAGAAGTTTATGCAGACGTACAGATATGGAAGGTAACATAATATGAAATACGCATTAATAATAGACAATAAAGTAGTACAAATATCTTATCAAAATGTAGAAGGATATGTTGAAGTAGCTGACAATGTATTTGCTGATATGATTAAGAAATCTGATGGTACATTTGATTACTCAGATGAATTTAAAGCTGAACATATTAAAGTAGATACTTACGCAGATAAAAGAGCAAAAGAATATCCTGACTTTAAAGAATACCTAGATGGTATTGTTAAAGGTGATGATGCTCAAATACAAAAGTATATTAACGATTGTCTAGCAGTTAAAGCTAAATATCCAAAAGAATAGATTTAACAATCCTAAAGAATAAGATATAAATACTGTTCATACAACAATGAACATCTTAATAGCAATCCCCTGTTATGGCGGAAATGTTTCCAATCTAACATTCCATTCATTATTTAATTGTATCAAACCTTTAAATGATATGGGACACAATCTAAGAATAGAAACACTACCAACTGAATCTTTAATCAATCGTGCTAGAAATAAGTTTGTAACTAAGTTCCTGGATAACAAAGAATTTAATGGCACACACTTATTATTCATTGATGCTGATATAGGATTTACATTACAAAATCTTTTAAGAGTTATAGAGTTTAATAAAGAAGTTGTTACATGCACATATCCTGTAAAAGGATTTTACTGGCAGCAATTACTAGATCGTATCAAAGAAAATAATAATATAGATGAACAAACAATGCGTGATTATCTATTGCAGTTTAATGTTAATCTATATCCTAACACAGAATTTAAAGATGGCTTTGCAAGGGTAAAGGAATCAGCTACAGGTTTTATGATGATTAAGCGTGAGGTGTTTACTACTATCATGAATAAAAATCCTCAGCTTAAGTACAAACCAGATCTAAGAACAGGAATAGAAGGATCAGATAATGCTTATGATTTCTTTCCAGTTGGGATTTACAAAGAGAAAGATGGAGTAAACAGATTTCTATCTGAAGACTATTACTTCTGTAGATTAGCTGAAGAGTGTGGCTTTGAGATCTGGACTGATTTATCTACACCAATTACACACTTGGGTTCTACCGAGTATCATGGTATGTTTATGACTCAACTAAACAGGAAATAATATGATTACACTTATTATTGGTTTACTAGCTGGAGGTTTCATTGGTTATGCTTATAAAGATGAAATCAGTAAAGCTATTGAATCTATCAAAGCCATATTGAAAATATAATAATTTAACCTATATACCCTTCATTAACCAATGGAGAATATAATGTTAAACTATACTGATATTAAAAACTACTGGACTAAGTTCTATGCAGATGCTTTTGAAGATGCAAAATCATTCTGGAAGAACTACGCAGATACAGTAGAAAAATTATATAAAAAATAAATAAATAATAGTTATAAAACAATAAGTTATAAAAAATAATTTTATTTACTTATTATTCAATTAACTTTATCTCGCACATGCCAAACCAACTATAGGAGTTTGCATGGCAAAAAAGAAAAAATCTGCTGAGGATATAATCTATGAGATTAAAGATCTCTTAGATGATCTGGAGCTAAAGATCAATCCTGAAGAAGGATATGCATCTGATGATGAAGACGATCTAGATGAGGATGAATTTGATCTAGATGATGAAGACGAAGAAGAGTAAATAAATGCTATATGGGGTGTTTATAGCATCCCATATACACCTATAGATTGACTTTTTCATGCCACTATATATGGTGGCGAAATGAAAACAAAGCACAAGATATCTACAACATCTGTTAGACTATCGGCACATGAGAAGCTATGCGCTGAGAGAATGTCGCAGCTCATTAAAACAATAGATGAGTTACGTGGTGATGTTAAACAACTTCACTCAGATATGAATAAAGGTAAAGGTGTTATTGCTTTCATAATAATAGTCGGTGGTATCATCGGCGCAATAGTTGGCTTGCTTAAATATTTTAGATAATGAAGACAAGTAACAAGGGTGTCTTGAGCGAAGTCATAGCTCATTCACACTTTGCTAAAGATCCGGATCTTTTAATATTCACTCCACTCTGCGGTGTGGGTCCAGTTGATATCGTAACCTATAATATTAAAACAAAAGAATATACTAACTATGATGTTAAGACAGAATCTTTTAGATTATCAGATACAAAGTATGGTAATAAAAATAAAGATCGTATAAACAGAGCGCCAAATAAAAGACAAAAACATTTAAGTGTTAAAATACTTTACGTTGGTAAAGATAATAAGATAACAATAAAATGAAACT